CAGCAGAAACGCCACTGGTGTTCTACGGTATGGCCTAAACATATGGGATATGAGGCCACTGATGATGAAGCGGAACTTATTGACGCCTTTACTGAATTCTGGCAGGAACTGACAGAAGCACCCGGCTTAAAGTACGGAATCGCTCAAATTGAGCGGAGTCCGGACACGGGGAGTCTTCACATACAAGCGTACACCGAATGGGCGCAGTCGAAACGACGAAGCGAAGTGTACAAGATATTGCCATCCAATCTGGATTTCCGTAGGGGCAGCCGTGAGGTGGCCCGTGACTACTGTCGTAAAACGGATACCAGAATAAAGGTTTTACCTGAAATTGGTAAATGGCGAAAGGAGAAGGCAGCAGCCGTATCTCCGAAACAACGAGCACTTGCCCATCTACGGATGGGTCTATCTCCTGTTGAGATATGTGCCATCGACCCTGAATGCTATTTTACGCATTGGAGATCAATTAAAGCAGTTTATGAATCGCTGCTTATGAAACCTTTAATAGCCGCCGGCGAGGAAGAGTAATTATGGCCTGTAAGTCCTATACTCGAAAGACCTCTTGTGGAGGCAAAATATAATCTGCAGCAATGACATTGATTTTTGCAACACCCGATATTGCGGGTGGTCGATATTATATCGATCTGTCTCAAGCTGCAAGTTTGGCCAATAGGAGATTCTATAGATAAGGAATCAATTGGGCAGTAGCCGGCATTAAGGTTATTTTATCAAAGGCCGGGACTTTTTCTATTGGAAAATTACTTAATATGTGGGTTATGTCCAATGTTTGGGAAAAGGGATTCCGAGCTTGGAACAAGTTGTCTCTAGAAGCGTTTCAGGAGGCTCAATCAACGCGTGGTAAATTTTTGGATTTCAAAATATATGCTGATGATCAACATCATCAACTTGGTTTTGGTGTAAATTTGTTACCTGTTTTTTATTTTGGTGGAACTTCTGCTCCTGGGCAATGGATTCCTTCAGAGATTGTAACTGCCCAGCCATCTGGTATTTCAGTGAATTAAATTGAATATGAGATTGTTGTAGTTGGTTTAAACTATCCTGGTCTTGGGGCTTCGGGTCGAGATGCGGTTTCTCTTATTGAGGGTTACGCTAATTCTCGAGCTTTTTTTTATGTTGAAGATCCTAACGTGTCTAACGATGCAACAGATGTTGCAGGTGTTACTCCAGAAAACTGGTTGTCATCTATGTTTGATGAAGGCACTCAACAGACAGATATTGTCATTACAAATGAATTGCAATATGATCAGCCACCTTATCCTTTTGAAGGTGATGGTACAGCGGTTGATATTTATTATTCCGGTGGTCAAAACCAATTATTTGGTTTAGAATGGCATGATATCGTTACTTTGTTCGAAGCAAATGCAACTAATGGCGTTGGTACTCAACGTGTAAAAGGCGGAAATTTCCCTTGTGGATTGATGGCTATTGATTGGACTCCTGCATCCCCGGTTAACGTTGTGATGCAGATTGATTTAGTTCCTGGTAATCACCGTGGTTACTTGTGTGAACCTATGACGGAGATGTGATATTATGATTGGAAAAACTACAGCGGATGCAGCCATTATTGCGAGCAAAATTGTGGTCATTGTTGACCATATTAAGAATAATCGAATTGAGTATCTTGTATTGGTTGCTATTGGGCACCTTGTTGGTGCTATAACTTTTCTTATTGAAAAGGCTGCAGGAGTGTGTGCTTAATGCCAAAATACAACTACGGCAAGACCTTCAAGAAAAACGGTAAACTTATGTGTTACCGGTATACAAATAAGCGAAAGTCTACTAAAAAGTTGGTAGCCGCTAAATCTTCTAAGAAGCGTACGTATAGGAAGCGATATTGATGCAAACTCATATCTGTCCTCGTTGTGGGTCAGGTTTGGTTGATGTTGCTGTTGTTGATGTATCATATAATAATGGTCAACAGCCTCCTAACGATTTTGTTAGGATTGAACATTGTACTTGTGAACAATGCTTGGAGGAATGGGTTGAATGATTACTTATTTTGAAATTAGTGGCCATATTGTCGAGTGTTCGACAGATGATAGTACCTCACATCCATCGTCTTTATCGATGGTTTCAGTAGTCGAGCGACCGGAATGAGGTCGCAATTCGACAATGAACGAGAACTTTAGTTCGAGAACATCGGTTCGCCCACGTGGTAGATCCGATATCCACAGAGAGATTCAAAGGTATGCTTTTGATATGTGGACTATTCCGATTAGACACGGCAGAGCATCTGACGTGATTGCTCCTCTTGGAGCTGGATTACGGAATACTAAATTAGGATTGGAAAGGATCTACGAGTTTTACGAGTATCTTTCCGAATGAGGCGAAGCCGAATAAATGGGGGGGCAACTCACGGTTTTTGGCCGTTAGTATTATTACCCCCCCCCTCTTAACACTTAACATGCGAGTGATAGAGAGCATTAAAGTGATTGTGAAGATTAACAGCCAAAGTTGTATCCGTTGCGGATACACATACTGCGGGTGTTGGAGATGACAACATTATTTGATTTCGGTTTGGAATGCTATAATGAAGAAGTTGTGATCAACTTTTGGCATCAATCCTACGGTCAATTTTGGCATACTGTTGAAATTGAGAATCATGTTTTGAATGGATTCATGTTGGATTTTGATATGGATTGTTTGGATCAAGTACATTCTATTACGACTGAAAGGAGTTTGATACAATGAATCAGCAGAAACGCCACTGGTGTTCTACGGTATGGCCTAAACATATGGGATATGAGGCCACTGATGATGAAGC